TCAAGTCCGACTCTTTTGCCCGCTATGCTCATGTCCTGGCAAGGACTGCCGAAAGTAATGATGTCCACGGGAGCAAGCTCCGCTCCGTTCAAAGCGGATACATCGCCGTAGTGCTTCATGAATGGCAGTCGTTTCGTGGTAACACGAATAGGAAACGGCTCAATCTCCGAAGCCCACAAGGGAGCGATGCCGGAAATCAAGCCGCCTAAAGGAAAACCGCCGGAGCCGTCAAAGAGACTGCCGAGCGTTAATTTATTCTGTTCCATCGGGGAGTTCCACCTCCTTCACAAGATCAGAGTAGGGTATCTGTTCCCCATCCCGCTCCACAAAAATATCCTCCGGCGCAATACCGTTCTCAACGGCTCTGCGGAGGATGACTGATGCGTATTTCTCATCCAGTTCCATCGAATAACACACACGGTTCATCTGCTCACAAGCCATGAGAGTGGAGCCGCTTCCGCCGAAAGTGTCAATTACGATGGCGTTCTCCTGCGTGGAGTTGCCGATTGGGTAGCCCAGCAGGTCGAGAGGTTTCGATGTCGGATGGTTTGCATTCCGCTTCGGCTTGGCAAAGTTCCATATTGTGGTCTGCTTGCGGTCGGAGTACCACGGGTGCTTACCATTCTGCATGAAGCCGTAAAGAATCGGCTCGTGCTGCCATTGATAATCCGAGCGTCCAAGCACCAGAGAATCTTTCACCCAGATACAGCATCCGGCAAGATGAAAACCGGCGTCTACGAAAGCCCTGCGGAAGTTAAGCCCCTCGGTATCGGCGTGGAAAACATACGCTGCACCGCCTTTTTCAAGGTGGTCAGCCATGCGCTTGAACGCCGACAGCAGGAAATTGTAAAATTCCTCGTCCTTCATGGAGTCGTTCTGTATCGTCAAACCGCTGGAACTCTTGAAGGAGACTCCATACGGTGGATCGGTCAGGATGAGGTTTGCCTTCTTGCCGTCCATGAGAGCGGAAACATCGTCCGCATTCGTGGCATCGCCACACATGAGCCTGTGCCTGCCGACCGTCCAGATATCGCCGCGCTGCACAAAGGAGGCTTTCTCCAGGGCAGCGGTAAGGTCAAAATCATCATCCTTTGCCTCGGAATCACTGTCATCCTTGAACAGGTCGGACAGTTCCTTTTCGTCAAAGCCCGTGAGCAGGACATCGAAGTTCTCACCCTGTAGAGATTCAATCTCCACCCGAAGAAGTTCCTCATCCCATCCGGCGTCCATCGCCATGCGGTTGTCAGCGATGATGTAGGCTTTCTTTTGTGCATCGGTCAGATAGTCAACGAACACACACGGAACTTCCGTGATATTCTCTTCCTTCGCAGCAAGCAAACGACCGTGTCCGGCTATGACATTAAAATCCCGGTCGATGATGACCGGGTTAATAAATCCAAATTCACGGAGGGAGGAGCGGAGCTTTGTGATCTGCTCCGGCGAGTGCGTCCTCGCATTATTCACATAGGGAATCAGCTTGGCGATAGGGACAAGCTGCATATCTGTTGTTGTATTCATCTTATCAGCCCCCATTCCGCAAATTTCTCAAAGCCGCCAAGTCCTTCGATGTATTTTCTTGCCGTTTCCACGATCTCTGCATAGGGAACTCCGCTGATCACATCGTCACCGATGGTACAGGAAAGCTCCACAGCCGTACCCGTTTCCTGTGCCTTCAGCCATGCCCAGATATTAACGGACACATCCGCTTTGGAGAGATCTTTGCCGTGCAAACCGCCTCCCGTGACGGAATCACCCATGTCGGAGCCGAGTTTTCGGTTGGTGGCACCCGTGTCAACGTCCGTGCCGCCTGTCCAGTCGCCGAGAGGATTGACAACTGCTTTCTTGTACACTTTTTTCAGTTCCTTGCTATCGGCATTGCTCTGGCAGATAATCAGCTTCTCGCCGTCTAAGATGTACTTGCCGTCAGCACAGTATTTTCCGTAGATATCGGCGGCGATCTCAGTCAGCTTTTTCTGCTCATCCGTCACAGGCACGCCTTTGAAGATACCGTTATCTCCGCAGCGGAATCCATCGGACTGGTTATTGGAGAGGTGTCCGTCTTGCGGCACTTCCTGAATGCTGATTTTCACATTCCCGGCGATACGACGGACAATGTCCGTGACCTCGCCCTTTGGAATATGTACAGAAGTCTCTGCGATAATGTGACACATTCCGTGACCGAGCAGAACTTCCACAGCTATCTTCGGATCGTTTTCTTTTCTGTACGCGGCATCCACAATTGCCCCGGCAATGCGGTCGGCAAGTTTATCGGGATGCGCAGGATTTACTTTTTCAAACATCGTTCATTCCCTTTCTGGCTCTGAGGAGCCGTTCCATCACATCGTCCTGCGGATTTGAGCCGCCGAACTCGGTGGAGCAGTTTTCTTTGACAATCTGGAATATCTCGTTCCACAGACGGTTCGCTTGGTTCATGTAGTTGATTCCAATATTGATAAACGGGGATGTGATGGGCTTGCCAGTGGTCGGATGCTTGGAAAGGTATCCGAGTTTGGTAGTCATCTCCTCGCACTGAATCCATCGGGCAGAACACATGGCATAGCGTTCAAGCAACTGCGGCGATACGGCTTTTGCCACACCGAGGCCGTCAAGCCACTCCCATGCTTCTCTGTAAATATCCGCAGCGGAGAGCGTGGAACCGTCATGCTGCCTTGCCGACAGGAACTCATGCGGCTCCGGCATATCCTCGCCATGTGTGTCGGGGATATTCAAGACCTCCAGCTTGCGACCGCCGGGATTTCCACTTTCATATTTCTCACGGACGGCAGTTTTCTTACGACCTGCGCCCGGACGCTTGCCGCCTCTGCCGCCCGTATTATTTGATTTTGTCGGCATGGCCCTCACCGCCTTCCTTATTACCCTTTTGATTTTGCTTTTTTCGCACACGAAGCCCCGCACCGTTTTCCACTGAGGCTCCTTGTAGAGATTTTGACCGCCCCTGGGGTTCAGCGGTCACCGCGCTCTTTGTGTATCTTTTCATGGCAGGAACGGCACAGTGACATGAGGTTTGACTCGTCATGCGTTCCGCCCACGGAGAGAGGAACGATGTGGTGGACTTCCTCAACCGCAACGTACCGACCGTTCTTCAGACACATCTCGCAAAGCGGATGCTTAGTTGCGTACCGATGACGGATTCGCACCCAGGCTCTGCCGTAGCGTTTGCCGGGAGAATACCCACGCTGGAACTTCTCATAGTGCTGTTCCATCAGCCCTGCGTGTTCCTCACAATATACGCCGTCTGTAAGGTTCGGACAGCCGGGATAGCGGCATGGTCTCTTTGGTTTTCTCGGCATAGCCGCCTCCTTTCCGCACATAAGAAAAGCCCCACTGGATTGGTTCCATGAGGCTCGTCTTATTCTACTTCGCTATTGTAATCATATCACAGTAGGGGTATGCCAAACTGTGCCAAACCGTGCCAACTTTTAATTTGGGACAGAAAAATGCTGGAGGGCGGAACCGTGTATGCGATGGACGGTACGGAGCGAGACGTTTATGAAACCGGATATCTCTTCCCAAGTGCAGTTGTCGATGTACCTGTAGCGAAGGACAAGCTGCTCATCGTGGTCGGAAAGAAGGTTGATCCGTGCATTAATCTCGTCACGAAGGTTTATCAGTATGGCAACCTTCTCCTCAACATCGCACTGTATTTCGTCTATCTTTTCAATGCATCTAACGAATGACGCCTCGGTCGGTCTGTTCGGATTATGCGGCATACCGTCATAATTGACGCCGGAGACGCTGCTTGACAGGTCTTTCCAATAATCGATCTCACGCAGGCGGCAGTGTATCATCGCATCGAGATGGTGTGCCTGTTTTAAATATTCCTTTGCTGTCATTTTGACTTCACCTCCTCGCACAGCTTGTTTATCAGATACTCGCCATCCACACTCGTGAGAGCAGAGTACCAGCCGGAACGGAAGAACCGCTCACATTCCATTGCGTCAGACATCGCAGCTTTATTAGCAGGATTCATTTTTATCCGCCTCAAAGCGGAACGGTAATCCTTCACAGCCTGCAGAATAATGGCGTTGGCAAACTGCTCATAACCTGTCATTGCTTCACCTCAAGATGTGCTTTGACCGCATTGATAAGAGAGGACTGTGTCCGTTCCTTTTTGCGAAGATCCGCCATCACGTCCTCATCGATAGTGTCTCTGGTGATAATGTGGTGGATCACGACCATATTGGTCTGTCCCTGTCTCCATAGTCTTGCGTTTGTCTGCTGATACAGTTCAAGAGACCAGATAAGCGAGAACCAGATGAGGGTAGAACCTCCTGCCTGCAGGTTCAGCCCGTGTCCGGCGGAGGCGGGATGGATAACGGCGACAGGTATGCTCCCGGCATTCCAGTCCGTTATGTCCCTGTCGGTCTTTATCTCACGGATGTCAAACCTCGCCTTGATGCGGTCAAGGTCGTGCTTATACCAGTAGGCGATCAGAACCGGCTTGCCGTTCGCACCCTCGATAAGGTCTTCAAGCGCATTCAGTTTCTCATCGTGGATAAAGAACGGTTCTCCCATGCCGTCATATACCGCCCCGTTTGCCATCTGCAGGAGCTTTCCGGAGAGTGCGGCGGCATTGGCAGCGTTTATTTCTGAACCTTTCAGACTGATAACCATTTCCTGCTTCAGCTGCTCATACAAGTCCTTCTGGTGCGGCTCCATCCACACGGGGACTTCGTTTATCACACACTCCGGCATTTTCAGATAATCCTTTGACCGCATGGAAATCGTGATATCCCCGATACGCTTGTATATCGCTTCTTCGGCTCCCGGCAGAGGCTTGTAGGAGTAGATGATGTCACCATTCCGCTTGTCCGGAATGAAAAACGCCCTTCGGTACTGACCGATGTATCTTCCGAGGCGTTCGCCCATGTCCAGCAGGCGGAACTCTGCCCATAAGTCCATCAAACCGTTGGAAGATGGAGTGCCGGTCAGACCTACGATCCGTTTCACGTGCGGACGCATTTT